AAATCAGCAATCCTCGAACCTATAATACTCTTTGGTTTATCATTATCTATTAAAAATTCTTTAAATAAGTATTCTGATTCTCCATGGAATGTGTGATCCACAAAAGGATGATCGTTATGAAACTGTGCAGGGCTGTCAGGAACTTGCGGTCCTCCGAATACAATTAAACAGTTAGGAAACTTTTGTTTAATTGCTTTAGCTAACTTTAAATTATAATTTTCATTCCAGATATACGAACTAAATGCAGCAATGTCAATAGTATCTATACTTTCTACAAAGTTGTCTATAGGCAGACGTTCAAAAATAAAATCTTTTGCACAGTATGTTTTATTAACATACAAGTCTGTTTTAGCATAACTCCACAGTCTAGCAACAGCATACGGAAGCCAGTGTGTCTCAAACTTGCCGAAGCCAATAGGAAAATTAACTTGAAAGAAATATATATTTTTCATAGCATTAATTTTATCCCTTGCTCTAAAGAGGTTTTAGGATAAATGCCTAACTGTTTTTGAAGTGTATTATCGCAATAACGATTTAGTACACCGACTGGTTTTTCTAATACACATGTAATATCTAGCACAGGTGTATTGTATATTAGTTGATGTGCTAAAGTTATAACGTCAACAAAGCTAGTAGCAATACCTGTGCCTATATTAACTACTCTATATTGGTCAGTATCAGTTAAGCACCATTCTAGTGTATCGAGTACATCATCTATGTAAACAAAGTCTCTTGTTTGTTTACCTGTCCCCCAGACTTCAATATTATCTGGATTATTTTTTACAATATTAATAAGATTAGGCATAGGGTAGTCTAAACTTTGTTTAGGTCCATACCCACTAAAAGGACGAATTATTGATATTTTAGTATTAATAGTATTACGCAGTTCCCAAAGCATTCGTTCAGTAGTTAATTTTGACCAACCATACAAATGATCACTTACTCCGATATTATTTTTGGAAAAGTCAATATCAGTTTCACATAGGGGGCGATGTACTTCCTGTTGATACGTTGTTGGATAAACTGCACTACTACTTGGATATATAAACTGTTTAGGAGGGCACTTTAATACTTTTTCTAACACTATTCTGTCAAGTTCAATATTTTTTGCAATTGACAAAAAGTTACTTTCAATAGCTTCTCTTCCTTTTACATATGCGGCAAAATGAAATATTGCATCATATACTACTGTTATATCAAAACTATGAATAGATTGAACATGTGTAGTATAAATGCCTGGAACTATGTCCACGCCGACAACTGTATGCCCTTGCACAGATAATCGATGTGCTAATTCAGATCCTAAAAATCCGCTGCTGCCGCTTACTAGGTATCTAGCCATTTATAAATAAAGTCCTGTGTTTGTGTAATCGAATGTAATTTTCGATTAATAATATTTTGTCTATTATGTAATCGTAATTTCTTAGTTTGTTGGTGTAGTCTATTAATATTTATTTGACAAATTTTTTCTATTTTATTAATCAACGCCCAAAAGCGTGTAGTATCGTCTACTATATTATCATACTCTTTGCAATCTAATTTATATCCCAATCTAGTAAGTTGTTGTCCGGTTCCCTTGCTATACATATGTAACGGCAAACAATAATTACTTAAACTCCTAAATGTTTTTTCAGATAACTTTATACAATCAGTTTCACCTATAGTATTTTCTGTAATAACACTATATACACTATCGTAATAAAAATCTGTTATTGAATTAGTACTACATGTTTGGTCTGTAAAATCTCTTCCATCTGCAATATAAGGAAGTGTGTCTAAAAATTCTTGCCAGCGACTATCATCTATATTAAACATTTTAAGATTAGTTTTATCAAAATGAAAATCTAATGTTTCGTTAACGCTGGGCATACTAACATAACCGTATTTTAATAAATCCCTTTTCCATAGCTCATATACCAAACACTGCCTCAAAGGATTTGGCTGTCGATTAAGACAAATAAAATGCTTTGCGGGCTTAGTTATAGTAACATCTAACTCATCTATAGACTCATACAAATAAACAGTGGATATATTGATTGTGCAAGTTACATTATTTAATTTTGCCCATTTAGCATACTCATTCTCTGCAACAGAATTCATCGTGATATACAATATGTTAGCTGGGTCTAACTTAAATTTATCAAGTTGATCATGTAAGTTTTTAAAAAAGTTATATGTGGTGTTTGAATAACCTTCGTTCATATCATTAATAATAAACAAACACTTGCCGGCTTGCTGTGCTTGTATTGCTACTGTGCTTACATTATTAAATGCATTATTAGTCCACTGATACGGTTTAAGCAACGGTGTTAGTTCGTATATAAATTTGTTGTTACAATCAAGAATATGACTGTGCGTTATGTTTTTGCCTAAAATTGCGTGTAGTTTAGAGTAAGTATACGGATGTCTTTTACTTTCAAGATTATAGATAGTATTAGTAACAGAATAATGAGAATCTTCATAATTCTCAGGTGATGTTAGCAAATCTAGACTCTGACCGTTAGGCCAAGGGCCACTTGGTCCTATCCAGTCATGTGCCAGTTGTATCATACTACATTATCAACAGTTATGATTTTAGATTTTACTACCTCTTTAGCTAATCTACATTCTTCGTAAAATTCTGCCATTTCAGGAAAAGTTTCTAGGAAATTAGTTCCGTCACGAGAATCTTTAACATTAAGAAAGTCATAAAGTTCTGCTCTAGGTTTGATAACAGTTTTATAATGTTCGGCTGTTCCAGGCTTGGTTGTCCAAGATATTTTTAATCGGTGTTCTGTAATCGATTTAAGTTTATACATTTCGTTAAGTTCAAAAGAAAGATGCATTTGCCATTTATTATCAATTGTGTTTGCTGCCATATAGTCCATTGTAGGTAACATATAATCTTGTACTAATTTATCAGTAGATATTTGTGCGTCTAAAAACCGCGGATGTCTTAAATACGGAATATCTAGTCCTAACGGAACTACATGAGACGGCGAACGCTTTTTTAATTCATTATTAGACATTCCTTCTCTAAAGGAAAATGGAAGGTTTTCTTCCCACCAAAGCACGGGTGTATTAAAGTGATATTTTTTCTTCATCTCTAATTGCCATTCTAGTAGCTTACCAAAACTTGTAATACTTAATACATTATATGCTGCCATAATAACGACTTTAACATTGCCTAGACTAGCAAGTTGTTCATATCGTTTTTTAAAAACCTCAAAGTCTAATCCTCTACGCACGTATTCTGCACGTTCTCCGTATCCTTCGACACTAGTATAAATTGTAACGCTTTTAACTTTATTATCTTTAATTGTTACTAACTTATCAATAAATCGATCCCATATGCTATCAACAACACCTAAATTAGTATTAATCGAAAAATCAAGTTTATCGTTAGGATTTTCAAAAATCCAATCCATAGTTTTAAATGTTTCCTTACTCATTAACGGCTCACCGCCGGTAATTCTATAATGTTCTAACTTAGAATAAATTTCAGGAAACCATTTCCAAAATGCTTCAATGTAAGGATTGTAGTCTTTATTTTTATATGCTAAATTATCAAGATCTTGCCAGCCTTGCACCCAACGTTCATTATCGGCTAATCCTTCTAAAACTTTCATTGGTCCTTTTTGTTTAAGGTCATTTACCCATGTAGTACTAAATTCAGGGCCGCAATATAAACAACTCATATTACATGCATTACTAAAACTAACTTCTAAGTATGTAGGAGTTATGTTTTCGTCTCCTGTTGACGCTATAATATCGTCATGACGGTCAAGTGCCCATGATTTCATACTTTTAAAACTACGATCGCTAATATTATTGTCATCTTCAATTCTCCAGCAATAGTCACATTCTGAAGGTTTTTGATTATTAAGCATTTCTTTTCTGGCAGTCTTTAAATGCTTAGTATTAAATAACGCCCGATAATCTTCTTTTAATTCATCTAAAGGTATTTTATGCATTTTTGGGTGGTGACAGCTATGTACATGGCCTGTTCCTAAATGCATTGTAACTTGTGTAAATTTTGCAAGACAGAAGCCGCAACCAGTATTGTTCAGTAGTTTTTGAACATTTTCAACATTTGAGGGATCACTAGTTAATTCGCCGTTTTTGTCTTTAAGTAATTTAATATCATTCTTTTTCATTTAAATTTTACATTCCTAGGATTGGGGACATATATTGATTTAAAAAATTTACTTTGCTGTGCATCTAATGGATTTGCTGCAATAGGCAATTCTAACTCATTAATAAGTTTAGTACCGTATTCTTGTATTTCATATTCAATGTCTTCAATTGCGACAAATGATGTTTTCCATAAGTCGTTTAAATATTCAAAGTCTCTAACTTGAACATGATCCCATTCTGTACGCATTGTCATAAACACACCTGCCCTTGCACCTAAGATGGCCCATAGACCATTTTCTACATCCGAACCAATCATAGTCCATATTAATAGTCTATTATAATTTTGCCACCATACTGATTTTAAGTCTTTAATTGACTTGCCTCGGTTTAAAGACATTTTTACACCTTCACGAAACCCTGCTCGCCAGGCTTGTTGCGGCGTTAAACTTATAATACTTGTACTATAGTTTTCATTAAGTTGTAAGTAGTTGTCAAAGTAACAAAATTCAATATTAGTTTCGTCTGATCCGTCTGTATTTTCGTGTGTCTTCATATTGTTTACAAAGTCTCTAGTCCACATTTTGATACTGCCGTTACCGTACTCTAATCCGTTGACGTCAATTTTACCTGCCCAACTAAACTGATATTCTGGTGTTGCTCCTAACTCGTCTAGGTCTAACTCTACTTGTAAAAACTTAGGATCAATAATAGTATCACCGTCAATTGTAATAAAGTTTTCAGTTTCACTAATAGCTGCACAGGCTTTATGTGCCGCATCTGAACCTTCTACACCATGTACACGTTTTGCCCAAGGTACTTTGCTTAACAAGTCTGCATAGTTTTTTTCTGCATTAGGTTCGTCATAACTTAAAAATATTATATCTTGATCAATTATTTTCATTATACAGTTCCAGTTTTGTGTGTATGTAGTAAATGACTACTGCGAGTAACAACCGATGCATATGTGTTTGCTGAACATCCTTGTATTTTAATACTATTTGAATATACAAAATCTTTTAAATTTATAGTAAATTTATCAAATAATATAAACCTATTAGTAGCATCTACAACATAGTATTCTTTAAAATAGTCTTCGCCATATGATAGCCTAGTACGAGTTGCATCGTCTATAAAGCTATTTACAGTCCAAGATTTTTTATTCTGCACAATTTGAATTCCGTATAGTGGTTTAGTGCGAATACGTTGAATAATTCCTGTATCGTGATGGACGCCATCTAGGTCAAAATTTGGCGAAGTAGTACACATAACGCACATTTTTCCCTTTACTTGAATATCTTCAACAACTTTGTATTCGTGAAGAAGCTTTCGACTAAAAGAAAAGTCAAGATATAATTCTTCTGTGATTTCAATACATAATTCAGCATCATTGGTATTAGCAGCCGATTGTATATTACCATCTTCGTCATAGTGTATATAAAACATTATGTTTTTTCCTTTAACCAAGCTAACATATCATCTGTTAGGAATTCGTCTTCAACATAGTGCAGTACACCTGATTGTTTATATCCATTAATATAGATGGAATTACCATAATCCACAGTTAACACGTCGGTCCACTTAGAGGGCACATTTATTAAATTTTGTACACGTGGTTTCATATGAGTAAATGTCATTGGACTATGATCTAAACAATATCCTTGCATATCTAAAATCCTTAATGCTATAGCTACACTTACATCTACACTGCACCATTTTTGCAAATTATTAGGAGTGTATTTTTCATAAACTACTTGCCAATTTTGCATAATAATATCTAGTAATTTAAAAAAGGTTGCAGTCTCTTCACACTTAGTAAATTGATACATACCAGAATATACATCAGGTAAATTATTTTCTTCAAATGTTTTTCTATAATACTTTGATGTTATTATTTCATTTCTATAAGTAGTAACATTTTTAGTAAACAATAAAGAAGGAGTAGTTCTAAAGTGTTGCCAAGTAGTACTAATGTTGTCTAATACTAACATATCAACATCAAATACCATTGTATTTTCATAAGGAGTTAAGTGATATACTTTCCAACGATTGTCTATTTTCCAATCACTTCCTATAGCTAGGTCGCCCCAGGGTATAGGTATAATCTTATCAAATACAGACTTATATGTATCTGGTACTTCGTCGTTAGTAATTAAACTTATGTTTGTTCGTGGACTGTTTGCAAGTACACTTAAAGCAAGTGCATACGCTTGCCTAATATAATCTGTTTTTGAATTATTTTGTGCAACAAGACAAATACCGTTACTCATTAGCAAACTCCGTATCGATAAAATTATTTAAGCTAAACTTATTCATTACATGCACTGTTGCATCTGATAACGCAACTAATAAATAATCCCAATCACGTTGTGCTAAAAGTTGTATACTATCATTTTTTATATCTACTAATAAATCTTTATCAAGTGATACCCACATATCAGAAGGAATTGGTTTTGGCCAATTACTATCTTCAACAAACCCGCGCATCATATGTACTGCAATACTAAAGGCAAAATCATTTCTAAATTTTGTTTCAACAATATCATATGTTAATCTATAATAGTTATAATTTTCTTTGATGTGCTGCACTGTATCAAATACAATTTTTGCAGTATCACTTTTAGTAAAATATAAAATAGTTGCCCAATACATAGGTATTGACTTGTCACTAATTCTATCAAGACTAGCGTAATGCTTTTGTGTATTGACCATATGATAATCTTTAGCAATCATAAAGTCTTCAGGGGAGTCAAAGCATGTTAGTAATTTATCGTTACTAATTAATAGGTCAGTGTCTATTACTAATGTTTTTTCAAATATAGATAATTCGTATGCAGAATCCCTTGCTGAATTGGCCCATATAAGTTTAGGGTATTCTCCATAAATTCCATCGTGAAATGTTCTAGTAGACGATACAGGAGCATCGCAGTATGTAACTTCGTCAATGTACTTTTTATAAAAAGGAAATTTATCATTAATGTATTCTTTATTATCAGTAATAAGTTGTACAGGAAGTTTTAAATATTTTTTTATACGCTTTGCACAATAAACTGCCTGTTTAATATAATCAATACTACTGTTATTAAATGCAAATAACACTACGCCTTTATTCATAGATTAGTTAATCCTTCAACACTTCTATTCTTTTTAATCTTTGCATAGTCATATGCGTACTTTCGAGAGGCAAAGGTATATACGCCAAGTACTTCTCTTGTGAAATCTTTTAAATTACTTACATTAAACGGAGTATTATTATCATCTAACAGTACAACTTCATCTTGTTCTAATGCAAGCATACTTTGACAAAAGCTAATTACATTAGTAGTTACAGATATCTTATGTCCATCTACATAATGAACTAAATTATCGTAATATTGTTTTAAGAAAATACTTTTTTGATTGTTTTGAGTTTCTAAAAAATTAGAAAACTCTAGTGCTTTTTCTAGTCGTTCGTCCATAGATACATCCTCATATACTTATTATTAGTATATATTCAATCTATCTATATGTCAAGTATTATGTGAATGTATTTGAGCTACCAGTTGAGATAGTAGGGGCTGCAACCTGCACGTTTGATCCAGTAGCACGTATATACGATAACGCACTAGTTAGTGTACCTTTTACATTTTCGTCAACTGCTGGGCCTACGCCTGTTTGGTCGCCGGTGTCATCATCTCTATAAATCATACGAATTCTAACGCCATTTGTAATCGAACGTGCTTCAATTTGATAATCGTTTTCTGAGTATGGATTTGTACCTGTCTTTGATACCAAATAGCGAGCAGTAGTAGTAAGATCATAATAACCATCATTAATAACAGTACCAGTTGATCCTGTTTTACTAACACCAATATGATCCATAGTAACAACACCTGGTCCTGCGGCCATTGATTTCCAATCTAGTGTTTTTGCTTCACTGCCTGTATAAGATAGTGTTGACGAAAATACTAGTTTTCCACCTGCATTAAAGAATGCCTTTGCTGCGTTTGCACTTGCCCAAGTAAACTGTACATCATGTACTTGTGTGCCGTTCCAATTAGATTTAGTTTTACTTCTAGCCGATGTTGTGCTAGACTGTCCTGCTGCTATTGAAAATCTATTTCCCGAAGCTTTGATGAAATTAATTGTGGTTTCAAGTGCATCGTGTATTGCTTTTGTAATTCCGCTATCAGTATTAACCGTTGCTAATGCAGGACTTGGTGCTGATCCAACTTGGTGAGTGTAAGCTTTAACTGCATCAGTTTTTAATGCATTCCACGCTGTGGCTGTAACTTTATCACCAGGACTAACTGACGGAGCCGAAGTTGATTGAAGATATCCAGCTGCTCCTGTTCCTGTTCCTGTTGGTGTGCCCATAACGAGATTAATACCCGATCGTAGTGTAGTATACTGTGCTTCGCCTATTTGTTGGCCAACATTAACTGCCATATTATATCCTCTTTATTAACTACGTATATTTATACTTTTAAAACACACTCTATTAATTTTTCTGATTCGTCTTCACTTGATTCTAATGCAATACCAACTAATGCCAACCCTGTAATAGTTGAACATACTCCATCTTCCCAGGCAAATACAGGCTGTCCTTTTGTTATAACACCTTTTACTCTTACTGGAACACGCCCTTTAAGACCAATTGCTTGGCCATCACAGTCGCTATTCATTAAGTATGCAGGTTCTGCAGATATAACACCAATACACATATTGCCTGCGCTTGCTGCTTTTGCTTCAGCTTCGCCGCCAACTGCCATTGCTGTGCCTACTGGATATTCTTGATCAGTTGTGTATTTTTCTGCAAGGTCAGCATAACGTGCGCTAGTTGCAGTACCTTGGAATAGTACTGCGTTTAAGTTTCCACTTGCATCTCTAACTGCAACAGTATTACTAGTACCAGTTCCAATAGTATCAACTGCACCTGGTCTTGCTGAACCGCCAACTACTAAAGCACTTGTTTTTTCTGATAATCCGTAAAGATTAGAAGCATGCACTTCACTAAATAATTTTGTTGCAGTTCCTAAAGTAACAGATTCGACGCCATTGCCAGCAGTATTGCTTCCTGGAACAACTTCTCCAGGCTCCATTGTTACAATATTCTTAACTAATCCGCCTGTTTGTTTTGCTCTAAAACGTATTTCGTCGCCTTGTTGATTACTAATAACACCTTGGTTGTCGTTTTCAATAAAGATTTTTAAATCTAGGCCTGCACCAATTGCAATACCTGCATCAGTCTGAAAGTTAGTAACTTCTGTAAATACACTCGGTACACCTGGAGTTGCAGTAACATAATTAGATGCCAATAATCCGTTTAACTTATCAGCATTAGTTGCAGTGCCGTGGAATCTTGATGTTCCAGTAGTAACACCAGCAGTAGCATTTAATGTATTTCTAAGAGTAACGCCTGGATGAATAAAATCAAATCCAATAATTGCATTTTCAGCATCGTTACTGTCTATTTCAAAAGAGTCATGAGTGCTAATAATAAACAACACATCATTTGTTGCACCATTACTCACAGTAGCAGCAATAATATTTCTAGCAACTGCACTAGTATCACGTACTGTTTTACTTTGCATTTGTGTAATGCCCGAGCCGGCATCTTGCGGACCAACTAGTACAAAGTCTCCACCGTTATAGGCATATAACTGTTCGTTAGTAGTATCCCACCAAAAATCACCAGTAGCTAATCCTGCAGGGGAAGTTGCACTAATTTCTGCGCCGCCTGTTGTACGCCATTTCGTGCCGTCGTTAAACTTTAGTTTACTATTTGCAGTATCAAACCAAAGTTGGCCTGTTATAGCCCTTGGTGGCTGCCCTGCCCCAGCAAAATTTTCAAGTAAAAATACAAAATTTTCATTTTGAATTTCACCGTATCCTGCATAGTTTTTGCCCACTAATTTAATATCAGTTGTTTGATCCAATGTGCCGTCTTGCACAACTGTTAACTGACTTGTGTTATATTTGTTTATTGTATATGCCATATTTTAAATAACCCCTTGTTGCTAGTATTTATCACAAGTTACGGATAAGCAGACGTACTTACAAATGCCCATGCTGAACTAGTAACTTGAAACTCCATTGTATAACGATCCGGATTTAAAGTAGCTACACCCGATGCTGTATTTGCTGCTGCAATGTCTGCAACAACTGATTCATTTTGTGTTCCTGCTGCATCAACTGCAAGCAGTGTCTTTTGTAATACACCCGAAGTATCTGTAGTTACACTGATGTTAATACCAGAAACAGTTGCATTAGCATAACTAGTACAATGTATTCTTGCAATAGTACCGTTTCTAGCAGCACTTGCCGGACTTAAACTTTCTAATATTGATCTAACATCTACATTTGGTCCTGTTCCAACACCAGGGGCATTTGGACTAGATAGTCCAGTAATGTCTAAAGTAAATACAATTGGTGCAGTTGTAATTTCTTCGTCAACATATGCTTTATTAGCTGCATCTGCGCCTACTATAGGAGTTGCTACTCCGGTAATTCGTTGACTATCAATTGTGATAAGTCCGCCAGCTGTAATACTTAATGCGCCATTAGCTGAAATGCTACCTAGATTAATATCACCAGTAACAGTTAAACTACCTAAAGTACCAATTGTTGTTAATCCCATAGCAGTATTAACTGTATCTCCAAGTCTTGTTTTAGAAAGTACTTGTGTATTTTCAATTCTGTACTCTTTGCCAATTGTTAGATCTGCATTTTGGTTAAACGTCCAGTTTCCTGTTGATTGTACCCATTTAATTGTTTTATCAGTTGCGCCTTTAAGTGTAATTCCGCCTTGATTTGCTGTAGTATCAGTCGGAGTATCTGTTGTGCCTAACTCGATATTAGGATCTTCTACAGTCATTGTAGCGGTATTAACAGTTGTCCGAGTGCCTTCAACTGTTAAGTCACCTTCCACCGTTAAGTCACCTGTAAACTTGCCGGAACCAGTAACATCTAATGCTACTGTCGGAGTATCTTGATAGATGCCAATTCTGCTAGTACTAGTGTCTAATGTAAATGCTTCAATAAAGTCGTTTCCTTGCGGAACTCTAATAGCAAAGTCATAATTTAATTGTTTTAATTCTATTGCAGTAGTTGCACCACTTTCAACTGTCTTAAATGCAGCATATTGTGAATCACCAGAACCAACTATAAGGCCTTCATCGCCTTTAACATATAATGAAGCTTCCATTTCTTGAGCTACTACTACATTGTTTGAATCACGCTCATTAGTTGCTACAAATGACGAAGCTGCATATGAATTTCCTTGACTATCGACTAAATTTTCAGAGCTTAGTGCAGTTCCGTTAAATTTGTAGGCTCCTACTATTGTTGGATTAAATCCAACTTCAATTGATCTACCAACTGTATATGGAAGTATATTATAGTCTCTCTTAGGAGTAAATTGAAATCTACTGTGAATACCTGATAATACGCCACCGATATATTCTGCTAATACAGTACGTGTTTGGTTTCCAGTATCTACCATTGTAACTGCTTCTAATCCAGTTTTTCCTTGAGTAGCATTATATTGCGGTCCTACTAATACTAAATCAGTGCCGTCAAAAAAGTGCAACTTATTTTGTTCATTATCAATCCAAAGATCGCCTGCTACTAAATTAACAGGCTGTGTAGGGCTTACTGTAGGTGCGCCAGCAGTTTTAAAACTAGTGCCGTTATAAATTTTTAATCTATCTTCACTAGTATCATACCACAACTGTCCTTGTAAAGGATTGTTAGGAGCACTAGTTGATGCAAAGTTTTCAATAATTTTTACAAAGTTTTCGTTAAATGCTTCACCAAACCCTTTGTAATTTCTACCTACTAGAGTAATATCAGTAGATACTATGTCAATTACGCCGTCTGTAAGTTCTACTAGCAATGCGCCATTAGTTTTGTTTATTTTATAGCTCATGCTATCACTCCTGTGTAGATAATATAATTCATAGTTTGATAAGGATTCATTATATTAATTGGGGCGCCCACTTCACTAAACGAACTACCAATAGGAATAAGAACATCACCACTATTTGATATCTTTTGTGATAAATTTTCAACACCTGTTTGTAAATTAGATGATAATACGCCGTCTGGAAGATCACTACGCCCATCTACTTCTCTATGAGCATAAAACTGCTGACCTGTTTCTGAAGTTAAATCATGCTGGTGTTCAGGTAAGTTATCTACCCCAATAGTAGCAGTATCAGTACCATCTGATGCTCCTAATATACTTGCATTTGATTCTCTATTTCTTGATTCAGGATCTTCATCTGGAGGAGCAACGCCGCCCATCATTAAGTTACCTAATGCAAATCTTCCTCTAAGATCAGGAACGTTAAAATATCCTGCACTAGGTGCTGGTCCATAATTATTACTAATTAATTGAAATAATTGACTGTATACACCAGTACTTAATTCTTGTCCGTTGCAAAATTTCCAACCAGCTGGCTCAACGCTGCCTGCATAAGGCATTATACTAGCAACAGGAGTTAATCCTACAATACTATTAAATAAAGTTGATCTAGATACACGCTTTAGCCCTGTATTTGTCCCAGTAGTTCTGTCAATAAGAAATTCATCACTAGATAAACTATTAGTCATTTGTTCTTTAGCACTAATAATTGTGTTTTTTAATGTAAGTGCAAACGACTTTACGCCACCACCCGTTTGGCCATCAAATGCATTTTCAACAGTTTCAACATCACCTGTAAATCTAAATGTTGTCGAACTTGTAAGTTTATCCGAACTGCCTGATTTACCACTTACGTTTCCACTAACCTGGCCTTCTAAGTTTCCTAAGAATGTAGTTGCATAAATCTTGCGCCAACGATTATCACTTCTGCCAATATTTCTAGTATTGTTAAGATCAGGTAGTATTAAATCACTTGCTGGTGTATCAACTACTAAATCGTTATTGCCTAAAGTTATACCCTTTTGTACATTTATTGCCTCGCCGATATTAAGAGTTTTTGCAATTCCCAGGCCACCTTTGATAACGGCTGCACCGTTATTAATTGTAGTACTTTCAGTTGTGTCATTGGTTTTAATCATGCCACTAGCTAATATATTACCAGTAACATCTAATGCTTCTTCTGGAGCATCATTATTAATACCAACTCTTAAACTGCTATCAACTCTTAAAACTGTTTTACTGTTGCCTGAATTTCTAACACGAATGTCAATATTAGACCCTTCGATGTTATGCTGTATAACTCCTGCACTGCCTTCAATACCAATGTTAAGTTCAGCATTAATTCCATATGCAATGCCATTATTGTTTTGTATATTAACTGGGAAAGTAGTAGTAGATTCAATATCACCTCTTAAAAAATTAGCCGCTGGAATTGATAAATTATTAACAATTAAACTTTCTGCCTTTTCTGCAATACCATAAAACTTAACATTATTAATTCCGTCAGCGTCAGTATCTCTATTTGCTAAGTTAATGCCTGGTCTAATTTCTACACCGCTAAATCCGTTAATTGTGGCTTTCGGAATAAACGTGTCAAATGCAATAATTGCAACAACGTTTGCATTAACTTGTATTTCAATAACAGTGTAATCTATATTATTTTGACCAGTAATTGTAGTAGCAAGTGGACCAGTTGTTAATCCGCTACTAAAACTAGGTCCTACTAATATCCAATTAGATCCAGTAAACATATACAACTGTTGATTATCAGTATCGGCCCACAAATCGCCTGTTAATGCTTGAGCATTATCTGGTTGGGTTGTACTCTTTTTAAGTCCACTAGCTGATACCCAAACTGTACCATCATAAATTAGTAATTGTTCTGTATTGTTATTGTACCATAACTGCCCTTCAATAGGAGTTGATGGCTCTGTCGGACTTGCAAAATTTTCTAGTAAGTGCAATAAGTCTTCAGCAATTGCTGCGCCGTATCCTGTGCTGTTTCTCCCTGGAAGTTTTATGCTAGTAACAGTATTAATTGTTCCATCTTCGACTACAATAGGATTCTTTTCAGCACTATCAGTAAATTGTATTGTGTACGCCATCTAATTATCCCTCATTAAACCCAGTTAAACTTTGAACCCTAACCGTATAATCAATTTGTATTAACCTATTAAGTGATTTTTGTACAGGATGAAATATAACATGTGTTAATAATCTTCCAGTTCCATCTGCATTATACGCCTTTAATCCCAATTCGTCAAACACATATAAGCTTTCTAAATTAGTAGCTGTATCAAACGCATCTTGGCCACTAGGTTCACCGTAGTCTAATAAACATGTTACTAAAATATCAGTATAATTAGTACCACTTACATGACGTGTTTCAATCTTATTACGAGCAGGATCAAGATTGTTTACACTACGATCATCTACTACTTTAGTAAATGTTTCATTATACAAACTAGCATTTGTGCCTGTGCTGTTTGGAGTTAAGTATGTAATAATACCTGTTGGGTCGACGCTAGTTCCGCCGTTACCAAATCCCATTTGATAAATCCAACCTGTGCCTGCATTGCCTAAACTTTCTGCAAGACTAATACTCATATTTTCATAATGAATAGCATTGCGCTTGTCTACAATAACTTCTCCAGTTTCTGGATTGTGTATTTTAATGTGCCCTTGTAACAGCACACCGTTTTGTTCATTTAATTTATCTGTCATAGTTTTATACCTATCATCCTACTGTTAGTATTTATCGCGGCAGGTCAACTGTTGCGGCACGTAAGAATCTACTAATGTCAGAATCTGCATCACCTAGTGGTGTTCCTGGTTCTGTCCAACGTATTCCTTGTCGTCTAACAACTGTTACTTTAGCGTTTTGGGTTGGTGTTGCTGCTAATGTTAGCGTAGTACCATCTACACTAAATTCTGCTGGTAATATTGTGTCGCCTTCTGGACTATCTTGCGCTGTAAGTGCAGTAAAGTCATAACTACTAATTGCGTTTTTACGTAGACGCTTGCCTTCAACAAATACTTCAAACTCGTTTATACTAGAAGCTGTAAAGTCTAAAGTATATGCTGCTGTAGTACCGTCTGCTAAAAATTGTGTAGATATTGTTTCATCTTTGTAAGGTATTGTTGAAGTTGCACCTCGATTTAGCACACCTTCACCAGTTAAGTAAATAGCTTTAACACCAGTACCTAATGTACCTCTGCGTAACTGACTTAATACGTTTCCGTTTCTTACAAAATATTCAATACGTTCTCCGTCAATGAATAGTACTCCTGGAGTACTACTTGTTGGATTAGGTGCTGGCAAAGTTGCTCCGTTAGTTACTGTAATACTATTATCGTACCAATTTAAGTCAGCAGCTAACATTACGTTATCCCTGTCATCTAAACGCTTATAGTGTGTTCTGTTAAGCATATCTTTAAATTGACTCCATCCATATTTGTCAACTAATACAGGATCTGCAAAGTGGAGTAATTCAATTACATCATTTTGTTCAATAGCACTGTTTATCTTAATATAACGCTTGTTATCAGTTAGATAATAGTGTACACTTGGAGTTAATAAATCGCCGTTTAATGTAACCCATACATATTCTGCATCCAGTGCAGGTTTTGATAGTTCAATTAATCCAGCTTGTAAATGATTATACTTATACCAATTGTCTGAACCAACTGTTAACGTAACTCTATCAACAACGTCATATTGCTGCCTATCAAACCCTTGTGAATCATGATTACTAAACTGATAAACTGTAATAATATCATCTTGAGTGAAAGCACTATCAAAATGTATTGTGCCTGGAGTTGAAATAAAGTTTGTATTTTCATCAAAATACCCATATCTATACTCGCCGTCATTGGTTACATAGACATTTAGTATATCTCCATCTTTTTGTTTAACTTTTGCTCTTAATTTAATAATACTATTATCACTATTTACATTAGAACCAGTAAACGTCCAATCAGTATTATAAGTTAACTCTTTATTATTTAAGAAAACTTTCATCTGGTTATTAGTAACAGATCCTGCTGGTTTTTGGAATTCTTCTAATTGATAATCTCTAGTTCCTGCGGCTGTTACAAAACGTCTAGTATACCCTGCATTAAGAATCTTATTATTAACCTTTACAATGCCAAACCAAGCACTTGGTTCATTGTTGAACGGTGTTTGATTTAAATTAAACGATGTTGTAGATCCGTCAGCAGTAAATGTATCAATTGATACTTCACTAAAGTTTTGTGTTTTGCCTTTAAATATTGCAAAACTTATTACACTATTAACAGCCGGTGGTGTAGATAGTGATATTACAACGTTATTAGGATAAGCATATGTTTCATCACTTTCTATAATCACGTTATTTAATTTTTCTCCATTTAATGTAACAAAATATTGTAGGTCTGCACTAAATCTTACATTAGTTAAGAATTTAGATGAAGTACCATCTGCAATAATATTATCAATATCAAGGATGTCTGTGCCACTTACGCCTAATACTGCTAGATGCACTTTTTCACTAATTGCCGGAGCAGTAGTAAATGTAACAGTTTTAGCATCATAATTAACTGTGTAAGCAGAAGAAGCTATAATAGTTGTTCCAACCTTCACAAACACACCATTAGCCTGTAACGGTGTTGTGTCTAAGCTAAACGTAGTTGTAGTGCCATCGCCTGTATAGTTTCTTGATACTATTTGACTACTACCAGCTTTTGGTCTTTCGTATACCTTAATATCAACCGTGTCAAGTAACTGTCCTGGAACTAGTTCTTCTGGACCTGCACTTGTAGTTTGTGTTACAAATCCATCACCATCAATAGTAATATCTTCTGCATTTAAGCCAGTGGCTGTAGAATAGTTAAGGGCGCCGCCAGTAATAAGAGTATCATAACTATTCACATCTGGTAGGAAAGTACCGTCGCTAGTTGATTTTCTAATAATAATTTTGTCGTTGGCAGCGTTTGTAAGATTAAGGCCATCATTGTCAAGGAATACAATTTGTGTAGTCCCGTCACCTGTAATACTTTGGCATAGTGCATTTGGATTAGTTAAAGGTTCTGCTGTGCCAAAATTTGCATCATCAACACGCACCCCATTTAAGTAAACATTGTATACTGATCCGTTTGCTAATGGTGCAGCAAGATCAAGACTTATTGTAGAACCGTCTAATTCAAAAATTTCATCTTCAAATGTTGTGTCATAACTATCCCATGTGTCGTTATACCATTCGTTTGAATCCCAACCTCTACCAGTACCAAAATCAAAGCTTTTAACTTCAACTCCGCCATAATCTACACCAGTCATTAGCTGTGATAAATCCTTGCCGGGCATACCAACTGTTGGAGTATAAAAATTGTTAATCCTGTCTTGGGCTTGCATTAACACAATAGATTTTTTATAATTAACAATTATAGTAGCACTAGCTACTGGAGCATTAGTAAATTCTATTTGGCCATAATAACGATCATATCCTTTTGTAGTATCTAACTTATTTGTAAATGTATATTCACTATCTAACGATTCTGCTCCATTAACAAATACACTAACTGCTGACTTTGATAAGTTCATTGGCCATGTTAGTGCAAACTCAAACTGACTGCCGCTAGCAGTAAATGTTTCTGTGTGATTTATTACTGTATAAACATATGTTCCAGTAGTTCTATCATACTTAATAGTAGTATGTATTCCTCTAACTGGATTATTTCCTATTTGTACACTATAAGTTGCAGGAACATTTTCACCACTGTCAGATTCTACTATCACAGGAGCACTGTAATATCCAGTACCTTCAGATACTACATCCACCTTAGTTACTTTTCCATTGGTGCCAATGTGTGCTTTAAGAATTGCCCCCGAGCCACTGCCTCCACTAAGTGTTAAAGTCGGTGCTATTGTGTATCCACTTCCGGGATTAACAACTTCAACGTTAATAACTTTATAACTGCTGTTGTCTAACCAATTTTTATTTGGATAAGTTTCAATATCAGTATTAGTTCCTATTAGTACACCGTCTTGCACTGTAACAGATTGTGGGATTATTTTTCCTTCAATACTATTATATGTTGGCGGTAAATCAAAATCAGTAACTACAGTACTTGTGTTATCAAGGCCTTGATATGCACTTAAATATTCTCTAATCTTAGTTCCAAAAGGCTTAACTTCTTTAATGTAGGATTCGTAACTTGGAAGGTTATCATTATTAAACGTAATATCTTCTCTTAGCGATCCAACATTATGTTTTGCTTTAATAAAGCTAGTTTTAAATGCCCAATCAATGTATGTTTGTTCACTAAACGCATACCGTAAACTTGCAAAGAATAGTTCGTTAAATTTAACTAATAATTCATCAATAAATAACTCATTTTTAATTGAATTTAATATAGTTCTAAGTTCAGTAATAGGCTCTGAATCATAAATCTTTGTGTCAAAGCTTATAGAGTCAAATCCTGTAGACGATAATGAATTATCGTATAAAGTAGACTTAAACTGTATTGTACCATCTTCCCTACCAATTGTTTTATAATTAATAGTATAATCGTCAGTATCGATATTTGCTATTTTTTCTAATAGCAACCAACCGCCCGAACCAATTGAAGATATTTTTACAATGTCACCAATTTGGTTAGTTAGAGCAGTAAGTTCATAACTGTTGTCGATACGATATTGAATATTAGTTAATGCACTATATCCAGTAGCATACCAATCTTCGTAATTCCAAAAATTTCTTGTATTATAATTTTGCGTTTGTGTTCTATCCCAAGTACGTGCTTCAGTAATTCTTTCATAAAGTGCCCATTTGCCTTGCACTGTACTATCATTAGAAACTAATACAGTAAATCGGCGTACTGTTAATGTAGGTAAATCTTCATAATTGTTTCCAGGTTCTATAATGTTAACTGAAGTAATTCTTCCTTGCGTATCGATAGTAGTTTGCAATTCAGCGCCAGTACCGTTTCCAGTAATTGCTACTGTAGGTGCTACTCTGTATCCTTTACCAGGATCACTAATAGCAACACTTGTGATTTTACCGTTAGTTATTACAGGTGTTAAGACTGCTTGGGTAGCTTTTGCAACTCCTACAAATGCTAGATCCTCAATAGTATCAACTGTTGTATCCCATTGATTTGAAACTGCTGACGGAGCAACATCAAAAGTAAATAATGATGTAAAAATTTTATCATCAGCAATTAAATTCTCTTTAAGAATAAGATTAGTTCTTTCAATAAATTGCTTTAACGCTTCATTGCGATTAACGAACCACGACTGTCTTGGTCGATTTAAAGAACCATATTTCTGCTTTACATTTAATTGCGGATCTGGAACAATACGGAATTGCTGATCATATCCAATTAAACTATCATACCATTTCTTAATAATGTCAGTATTAGGCTGACTTGTTTCAAGCCCTTCTGAGATAATTTGGTATTGTGTATGAACATTTTGGTCTTGATTTTCAATAGTCCAAAATTGTGCGCTTAGTGCAACATCAGTACCTTTAATATATTTTTCAGCGTTAAACAGTACAAAATTACTCGGTCCCATAAGTGCAGCAAATGTATACCCCTTAGCTGCTGGATCTGCAATGTAATCAGTAATATCACTAATGTTTATATTTCTAAATTCTACGTCTGGTACAGTTTTTTTGTTAGTAACCCAAAAGTAGTATACCGTTTTAAATACACCAGCAACACTATCGTAATTCCGCTTAGTACTATAGGTGCTATCACCGTATGCACTAGTTCCGCTATATCCGCTAGCAAGACCATTTTCAGTATCAGATTGTGCGTCCCATACACTTGGTAATACAGCAGATTCTACCCATTCAAATACATCGATACTATTACCCTGGAATACTTTATTCCAAGTTTGTGTACTACGGATTATATCTCCTTGGTAAGGATTATAAAATTTAGCGTCAGTTAAATTCCACCATACTTCGCCAACATGCTCACTTCCCCAACTATTTGTTATATCAATAGTAGCACCTACTACTCCTGAAATATCATAAAGAGCAGGATCGTAATAAGTTTTAAATGTTAATTCTTGTTCAGCAACCCCTGCAACTTTTCCTTGTATCGGGTCAATATAATCTAAGTCAGTTAATAATAAATTTTCTTTTGTATCGTATAAGAACAATTTTTTAATTTTACTAATATCTACAGTAGCTTTATAAGTATCGTGAGTTTTCCACATTGGCAACAATTTATCATTAGAGAAATCTATAACTTGCCCTGTATTATCACCATTAATCTTGTTTGGTAACCCTACATATAAGTGATTATTACTAGCAAGAATATTTCTACCAAAATAGAATACATCTGATTCGGGTATTTGTATAGTTTGTGCAAATAGCAATTCTGATTGCACTTTTTCATAAACATATATAACGCCAGCATTTTCATTTATTGATTTAATAGTTGTAAAGTTGTTGTCAAATATTGTTTTATTATTATCAAACGAAGTACCGTTAATTGAGTCAGCATTCTTAGATGAAATATGTAATTTTTCTCCGTCAAATTCTGCTTTCCAACCAAACATTTCTGTTTTTTCATTATTTGGGCTTTTCAATGTTTGTGATAACGTAAATACTCCATTATCTTGCTTGTAAACATAGACTACACCTTGTTCTAATAAAACATCATTATTTAATGGAGATGTAATTGCAAGTAACATGCCATCAGTTGATATTGCAATAGATCTAGCAAAGTCTGATGTCTTATCAGGAGCAGTAATTTCTTGTACTTTTTCAAAATGTCCAAAGTTGGCTCTATAGATTACTACTTGATTTGGAGAATTAATATCATAAAGTGCGTTAGTAATTAGTATTTCGCCATTAGCTGAAACATCAAACTGTGAACCAAATTCTTCAAGTCCCGACTGGTCTAATATAACGTTGTTGCCAACTAACAATCCCGAATCGTTAGGAATATATCCAACATAATCAATTAATGTTGATGCTGGTAACCAATCAGAAATAGTAAACGTGCCAGGGGCTAAGTTAGTTTTTGCTGAATATAATATGTTACTTTGGTACACAATATCATCTGTAAAATAAGACAAAGCAGTACTAAATGTTCCTTTAAACTTTTTATTTTTTGCATATTCCCAATTATAAGTTAATCCGTTTTCAGTACCATTTTTAATAAAATATACTCGACCTGGCAAAGATGAAGTTTTGTCTCCTTCCGCATGTACAAATCCTCGATATAAATCATTATCTTTTGTAATTTTAATTGAACTACCGAGTTTAAAGTTTGACTGTTTTTCAGGAACGGTATAACTAATCGGAGATCCAAAATTACCGTTTGTATCTCTTATTAAGATAGTATATAGACCCTCGTCAGTTAATCCACTTCCAGTTCCAGTAGATTCTGCAGGAATTTTAAATGTCTGAGTCCATTCATTGTTTGAAGAACTAGGAATATTTGCTACCCTAGAAATACCTAGAGCTGTTTCTGTTTTGTAGAACCAGCATTCTATATCTAACAAGGACGAAGTTAAAGTTAGTGCAATATTAGTCGCCGCTTGAAATACTAATAATTTGCCGATGCCAGCACTAGTAAATCCTAAGCTTACATATTGCACTTGGCCAATGGTTCGATCTGATTGATATGTTGGACTAGGGTCACCTGGTATTTCTTTAAATTCAATCTCTGCGTTTGCACCATAAACATCACCGTTAGACCAAACGCCAGTTACTGTCTTAACAAACACTGTTGCATTTAGGCCGTCTCGTTGATAGAAAGTAACTACACCTGTAGCACCAGTAGATATGTCGGCAACAGTTTGACCAACTTTAGGTTCAAACGGATTACCTCCCGAGTCAAACTTTGTAAAGTTAAGGTTTATGTATCCATCCCATACATCATATACTGTATGCAGTTTATTTGTATCAGTAGTTGATAACCCAATTGTGGTTAAGTTTTTAGTAATTCCGCTTTCGTATAGCGGTAACTGATTAACAAACAAGTTAATAGGATCGCCTTGAGAAATAGTAAGTGCGCTCGGAGCTCTAACTACAAATAAATTACTTAATTGCGCAGCATTAGAACCATATGCACCTGGCAATCCTTGGTAACTTAGTTTTTCTATGTAAGCATTATACGTATTTTGACTACTAATTGTGGAAGTTTTATAGTCTAATGAGTTATAAAAATAAGTACTAGCATGGGCAATGTCTGTTATTGCATCATAAAATACTAATCCCCTAGCTTGATCTGTGTTTTCTGTAACTGTAGTAGGCGTATAACTTGGAGTATTAATAACCCAGTAACCACCAAGTTCTGTATTAGATGATGATGGCGATCCAATAGGACCTTGTTTAGTATACTCTCCAATAAAATCTCCATCATCACGGAATAAACTATCACTAGTACTAAACACTCCATTAGCATCTTTTAGATAAATTACTACTGCTGCACCGACATTATAGATATAGTCAACTATACCCGAAGCTGACTGAGTTTGTAATTTATCTCCTATAGAAGGCAAGTTAGTTGAAGCATCAATATAAAGTACTTCATCAATCTTATTTTGTATAGTATGAGTTTGTTCTAGAAATGCTGCATCAATATTATTAAAAGAGTTGTTAAACGGATTGCGAGAGTCTAATGCTAATAAATCTTGATTAGAATAAGTTACTGCATTCCAAGCTAATTTAATTTGATTACCTACTCCGCTACCATTGTACTGAGAAAGTGGGGCTCTAACTAACATGTGGGTAGTTGGTAAATTATTAAATGCTAATAATCCAGTTACCGGACTTATTGCATAGTTTCCTACAACTAATACTGGTATATCTGTTGCATTAGCATTTTCTAAATTTAAGTCTTGAATTATATTTGTGACGGAATTAAAAGTATTAAATTCAACATTTGTTACAGCACCACTAATATCAACAACTGATTTCCATAACTGGGTGTCTTTAGATACAATTGATCCTTTGCTATAGTTAGTAGTGCCAGAGAATTCACCATTATATTTCGTTTTTACATTAGACGCATTAGGGGAACCTACAATTACATAGTCGCCATCTGGACTGACTGCAACTGCTGCGCCAAATCTTTCTAGATCGTCACCAAGCTTCTCAGGTATAATTTCTTGTGTTAAGACAAAATTTAATGATTCTGCAGGGCGTGAATATACATATATTTTACCATCATCTTCATCCGGAGCACCTACTACTAAAGTTGTATTTCTAGAATCTACACTCATTGCAGATCCAAACATTGTGTTAGAATCTGTTGATGGAGTTTCTACTGATAGTTGATTAGTAAATAGATTATTATTTTCAAGAACTTTCCACTTTCCAAGGCCGTCGACATTGTCAATCCAAATTTTATCATTAGTTTCAAAAGACTCTTGAAGTATAATATTAGCAGTAGTGATATTTTCTGCACGAACTTTCGTAAAACGTGTAATAGATCCAATACATTCTGGTATTTCTGTTTGTGGTACACTAGAAGCAACTGTAATAACATTCTTATCTACTGCTGTAACTATGCAAAATTTTTCTAGATCAAATTTTTCTACTGTGGAAGGTGCTGTAGAATCATCAGCAATATATTCTTCATACCTATAAAAAGAATGAACACCTATAACATCATTAACTTTAATATCAGTTACATTAGAAGTAAGGGTTAACGTAAACGAAGTTGTACCCGGTGATACTGCTTCGACTACATAATCAGTTTCAACGTGCTTATACACATTCCAGTCATTATTGTCATTACCTACCCAAATATAGTCGCCCTTACGAATATCTGTAAAAGTAAAGTCAGCAATATTACTATAGTTTGTAGTAACACCACGGACATCTGATTGATTTACATATCCTGCATCTTTTACAAAGCTATTATCTACATATTTTTCTGGAAAAGGCTTATGATAATAATTAGGAGTTTTCTGATACACTTCGTAAGGAAGTATTCTGTAAATTAAATCAGTTTCTAAATCAGTCCTACTGTTTACTAAATCAATAGGCTGCGGTGTTAGTCTAAATTTACTCTCATCTAGTAATAATTCAAACTCAGTAAATCCATCACTTGCACCGTATTGGCCGCTTCTAATTGCCCATTCTTCGTAAAATTCTAAACTGTCTTTATCAGCACTGCCTAATACATCAAATAATTTTGTTAATGAATTTTTAGTACCTTTATCTTGTATCATTCCTTGATAGAATTTGTATTGACTTACATCATCGTTAATAATGTTTTCAAGGTATTGACGTTTCTGATACCCAATTAAATGCTGTGCCATTCTCTGTTGCTCAGTATCAAAATTATCACTATCTAAGTCGTAAAAATCAGCAAACTGATTAGTTTTATATTCAAAGTTTGCATATAATCCTGCTTCTGGCTTGCTATCTAATCGATGCCATTCGCCAGCACTAAATGTATCTGCTCCACTTAACTTATTAATTGCACTGTAATAAAATTCTTTATACTTAACAATACTGCCAACTGCATAATCTTGCCAGGCTGTCCAATTAGTAACGTTAGCATCATCATATATAAACCCTGGAACATTTAAACTTCCGTTCCACTCTTGAGTAACATATCCAAGTACTTTGATCCGTTCTTGTCTATACCCTGGCTGTGTATCATAAATTACATCACCAAATACTGTTTTATTATCAATTAAAATAACATGTTCTTTTTGCACAAGTGGTAACTTAACGGCAAATATGCCATCAGCAGTTCCTTTAGTGCGAATAGTAAATTCGTTAGCTGATCTACCTAATGAAGAAAATTCTTGTACTAATTTTGTACCATCAGATTGCAATAAACTATAATTATAGAATCCATCAAATATATTATCAACCATTGAATATTCTGTTTGAAACTTCAACTGTGTTGATGCAGGGCTTACAGTAATAACACTTCCGGCACCCCAGTTTTGAGTTGTCCAGAATAAGAATTCGTTTACACTATGACGCCAATCTAGTACAACTTTTGCATCACTTTCGTAATAATCAAATACAAACCCTTGGTCTTTTAAGTACTCACCGTATCCTAGTAAGAAGTCAACAACCTCTTGAATAGTCGTAAATAACGATCCGTAATCTGCTTCAAGCGTAAGATTTTTATTAAACTTTCTTCTTACGAATGCATCTCTACCGCCTATTAATGGCAACGTTGAAAGTTTAGTAATGTTAGTTGTATCAAAGTCTATGCTGCTTGTAAAATTGGCTTTTACTCTATAATACGAACCTTGATGCTCGATGTTCTGTCCTGCAATATACGATTTGTTACTAGCCCATACTAGGTAGTTTTCACTAATTCCGCCAATATTAATACTTGGGTCTGCTTGTGTTGGTATTGTGGAATAATAAGTAAATGATGCATTGTCAGTATCATAACCTTTAACCACATAGCCGTCACTTCTGCGTTCTACAATTACACCACTATATGATATAATTTTAATAGGAGTACTTGTGTTTAAAAATACTTTGTAATTTTCATCAGGAACAAAGACATTTCCTTCATTTAAAGGAGTACGACTATCTAATATTAATCTAAACTTTTCTTTATCAGTAAATCCGGCTAACTTATACCCTAATTGATTTTTAATTGATTTAATATTTGATTTATATTCATTATACGAAACTGTTAAATCTGACGCCATGTAGTTTGCAATATAGTTAACAATTCCACTAGTGTAAATTTGTGTTGTATCTTTGTAAGTATTTGGAAATATAATATCTTTTAATTTAATTCTAGTACCAGTTGGTTTGTATACTAGTTCATTAGCAGAATTTCTTATTTGGTTTATTCTATCAAATCCTGTAGCAAATAGCATGTGAGGCTTATTAATTGCAAATGCACTAATAATACTAAACGGATACTGACTACTAGATCTCCAAGCAGATTCGATTGGAGCACCGTCGCCGAATACAAAACTTTCATCTAATAATTGATTATCAAAGTTATTAATATAACCTGATGCTAAGGGAGATATTAAATTACCGTTACTATCTGCAGGAATATGATTAAGTAAGCCTGGACGTTTATAATTATTTAATATTTTATATTTTACACCCGGCTGTCTTAATATACCTGCTTCTAGGTCTTGCCAAAGTAATAAATTTTCTTTAGTGTAAGGTGCTGGACCGTATTGCGATTCCCACCAATCTGGCATGATAGTTAAGCCTAACATTTCCCACGGATGAGTATGCGGGCGATCTGTATCATATGCTGTTTGGTAAATTTCTCTCCAAAACCCTGGTACAGTATTGCCTGCTGCATTTGTACTGCCTGCATAGTTAAACGTAAACGAGTTAGATCTATCAAAGAAATTATGCAATGTATAATCTTGATCGATTAATTTAGACCATTGTAAAAAGTCACCTAATAATACTTTATCAATTTGGCGCTTAGTAACCTCAGTATTTCTTGCATCACTACCAATTAAATTATGAATGTCTAAAAAGTCAGTATTATATGATACTTTAATATTATTAAAAATTCGTTTTTCGAGCTCAAGTATTAAGTCATCTCTGTAATCATTAAACGCTATAATCTTACTACCATCGTGTCCTTGAATTACATTTGCAGGAGTTTGGTAAGTATTATCTAAATATTTTATAGGCCGATAAGTAGGGTATAATCCTAATTTACTAGGAGTAGGCGGAACGAAACTACCATTAGTAGTTTCATATTCGTAAATTTCAACAATGTCATCTTGCTGCTTTGTAGCTGTTATTAACACATATCCTTCAGTATTAAAAGTATAATCTTTACCACTTACTAGTTGTACATTATTAATATACACTTGCACAGCTACTCTCGACGGAGTGCTTAAAGAAAATACAGTTGATAATGGGTAGTATAATTCGTCGGCATCATCTACTATAGTAGTTAACTTTCTAGTGCCGCCAGTTGGAACCATATCACTAAAGAAAAACGGATCAGATGATGTTTTATCTTTGCTAATTTCTAATAATATTGCATCTACTTTTTCTTTAATAGTGCCATCAATTTCTAAATCTTCAGCAAGTTGCATGAACAATCTTTTAAATGTAGAATAATGATTCATTGCATATTTTAGGCTTTTTACAGCATTTGCATTGTTGTCTAGTGTGTGGTACATTGCAAGATTCATCGGCGAACTATGCTGTACAAATCTACGTCCTAATTCAGTAACGTTTCCGAGATCTCGTAAGTTACTTGTTCCAGGATATTGTCCTGTAAATATATCACTCTGTTCTACAATAGTAGCAACATGATCGTTAACTTCGCCTAGCGTAAATTCTGTAATATTTTCATTAGATGGATTTCTTTCCAACGAAGCTGGAATTTCGTAATATCCATTATTATTCTTAGTAGCAGCGGATCGTGCTTTGATAATAATTACATCATTTAATACAAGAGGAGACACAAATGTTACTATTGCATTATTATTAATGTCGTTAGTAATAGTATAATCAATATCTTTAAATAGTAATGTATTATTTAAATATACTCGAGACCAAAGGTCAGTTAATAATCCACTATTGTCATACATATCAATTGTAAAACTAGTTGTAGTATTATCAAATACATATTGTCTAATTACTAGTTGTTCACTAAGTTTACTAACTTTTTTCCATCCGCTTAGAGTAGAAAAATAATTAAGTGATGTATACTTTCTTAAAAATCCAATATCAGTTTTTTTAGTTAGAGATTCATTGTTTACATTATAAGTAAATGTATCATTTAATAAATTAAAATTAAAAACAATATCACCAACATTGCTAATACTTCTATAAGAAATAGGAAATCCTAATTCAGTATCATTAGTGCCTGTACCAGTTTTATATCCAAATAATTTGGTTCCTATAAATGTTGATGATTCATATATTGAAGTATCTGAAAAAGAATCACCATTAACGTCAAATACATCAAACAATGGTGCTTGGTTAGCAATAGTTTTATCTTGTGTTAGTTGCCATTTAGATCCTGTGTAATGTAACATTTTACCTTTAAACGATGTACCGTTTAAAACTAACACAACTTCATTAGTTTGAGGCAAAGTATCTAATTCTGGTATTAATGTAATTTGTCTTACATTTTGATCTATTTCAATCTCTTGATCATTAAATTTAATAAACTTAACTTTAAATATTCTACCTGCTACTAACGTATCAGTATCTGCTGTAAACAAAACACGCATGCCTTCGGCAAGATCAATACCATCAACGTTATATCCTGGAGATCCTTCAATTATTGAAAATGCATCCTTTGTAAAGGTATCAACAACATCAACATCTGCTTTTGCAAAAGTACCAAAGTTGTTTAATTTTAAATTTGCTTCAAATTCAATAATAGGACGTTTTGCTCGTTGTAACTGATTAACTTCTATATCTTGTCCATTGGCTAATGCACTTGTTTCAATAACACTTTTGTGGAACCATCTATTATAACGACTCCATAAGTTTCCGTCTAAACTTGCACGATTAATTACAATATAATCTTTATCGTCTGGATACCCAATTGCCACACTATAAGGCATTTTATCAAAGCCCTGTGCATCAAAGTTTACATCAATATCTGATGTAAATGAAGTTGGAACGTTTAAGCTTTCTTCAGGTATAAGTCTAATAGCAGTACCAACACCTTCTACATAAAATGATTTGTTAGCATAAGTTACAGGTAATACTTCGCCTGTAAATTCAACCTTCATACCGTTTGATAATTCAATTCCGTTACTACTTTTGTAAAATTGTTTGCCGGTAATTTCTTTATCTACATCAATAAAAGTTGCTTCACTAATATCTTTTACAATAATAGTACCACTTGCTTGTAACTCATTAGCTGCTACATAGTATAACACGTCAGGAGTATCTGTACTTAATTGCAAAGTACTAATGCCCTTTTCTAATCCTTGTATACTAACACCTTCTTGTACAATAATACTAGAGCTATCTAATTCAAATCCAGTTTCTAAAGTTTTCTTTGTTTTAATAGTAAACGGTAAATTTGGAGTATCTATATCAAACTTGTAAGTCATTCCTCTATAAAGAGTAATTGTAGGATTATTTGTTAAACCGTCTGGGGAAAATACATAAGTTTCGTTATCGTCATTATCGCCAATACGTACAGTATATGTACTTTCAACATCAATAGTATTTCCAGCAACTCCGATTATTTGAGGACCTAATGGTAACCAGTAATATTCGCGAAAGTTACTAAACTTATCCCAATCAATATTAGGATTCCATGCATAATGTTCTTGTTGATTAAACACACTATGGTTGTCATTTGTTTTATTAAAGTTGTTTAATTGATTTACAAAATCATTATAATCTTTATAAAAGGTAACATTATCTAAATTGTCTTTAATAACAGCAGCTGGTTCTAGTTGATAATTAAATCTACTATCTGAAACATCGCCAATATAGTTATCAGTTGCAGTAAATGCTTTAGCAGTTTCTCTACCAATATACCCATTAAGTTTTTCAACAACTCCCGGCTGTATTAACTGGTCTAATGTGCTACTTAAAAACTTTTTATTTGGGGTTGTTCTAAAGAACCTAGGAAGAAGCGTTTCACTTTTACGATTCGACTTACCGTCTGCTGGTAGTGCTTGTTCATTTTGATCATTATCGTAAGACATTATTAATAAGTCCCTCCGGTTGTAGATAATCCACTACTTGTTAATCCTGTTGATGCAGTTGTTGCGTCAGAAACAATTGATCCACTTGAGCGCAATCTTGTTGCAGTCACACTATCAATTAAATCAACATCGGCAACAGTAGCACCGCTTATAAATATTTCATCTGCTTCAGACTTGATTTCAAATAAGCTACCAAAAGTACTAGTTGCTTGATTTGGTACTATTACAAATGTTACTAAGTTAGGTGTTAATTGCTGCATAACATATGTGCTAAGTTCTGTAAAGTAAAAAGTTTCACCAAATTCCCAGTTTTCAAGTGCAAAGAATTCATTAATTGCAGCTATCACTCTAGTTTTAATTTCATTATCATTAATTACAATATCCGGATTCTTTACAATTTTAAATTTTGCTTGCAAGTCTGTAGATGAAGTTTCGCCAAACAGTACTTTATACTTAACAGGATGATAAATTATTTCATCACTAATTGACTTAATATTATTAAGCTTTTGTCCATAATTTAAATATAACTGATCTGAACTAGGAGCAAGCGGAGCAACAGTTGTTGTCCCGTCAATATATAATCTGTAATCAGTGTCATAAGTTTTTGTTAGCATATATACATCTACTATATTACTCACACTTGGATCAATGCGATTGCTAGCATCTGCTGCATGCACATAATGAAATTTAAGTTTATCGCGGCCAAGTTTAGCATTATAAGACTGAGTCGTTACAATATTGCCTGATGCTTTATCTAATACTTGGAACAAATCTTCTTTTATAAAGTAAAATATCTGTCCGTCATTATAGGCAGAAGTACTACTTAACAAATCTTTTGAAGAAATAACTTGTATACTACCAGTACCGTCTGTAAACACATACCTTCCAAGATCAGTTGGCATTTCTGTTGCAATATAGTTAAATTCGTCAACTCCGTCAAGTGTGGTTGTTTTTATTTGAAATACTTGCTTTTCTAACGGGTTCACAGTTTCATTAACAAGGGTGTCAAACATTTCTGGATCATCAACTACTCCGTCGTCATCCTCATCAAAAAAGCTAACTTGAATTTTACTACTATCTACATATCCTTCAGCATCTCTATATTCTTCAACAATTTCCCAGTCAAAATCAACTGTGAACGGACTAGTCGAATCAGGTTGATTATTGATGTTTAATACTGATATTTTGTCTTTAACAATTTTACCAGTTTTATTATTGTAAATTTTATCAGAACTATCAAAGTAGAATCTAATTTCTTCTGCACTTTCAAATACATATCTACTACCTCTATAGGTAACTGTATATGTTTCACCGTTTGTTTCAAAAAGTAATAACCAACTTGCATCTAATTGTTGATTGGAAGAATCCCCAGTTTTACCAATACTAAATGGACTATCTACATTTAGATTGTTTGTTGTGATTAGTCTCCATTCGCCTATTGTGGTGTCAAACCGTAAACCAAATGTGTTATATGCAAATACTTGATCAATTAACTGTATTGAAACAGCTGGTTGTAATTCTGTCGCTAAACGAGGAATTATTTGAGATAATTTAGATCCTACAGGAATATTATCACTTAGTATTACTGCGCCTGTACCGTCTGCATTATCCTCAGTTCCGTTACCAACAACACTAATAATTTTAGTCCATTTGTACGAAACTGCTCCAGCTACCGTAGCATCACCAGTTCCAAGTTCGTTATTGTTTTTACTCTTAAAATACTTTCCTGCAGGTGCCGTAAATTTAATAAGTGTGCCTGCTTTTAATAATTTTAATGTACTAGCAGTAAATGTGCCTAACAAAGAACGTGTTCCGACATTGTTAGCAAAGTACCCAGTATTTTGGTTAGTGCTAGTAGTTAACGGATTCCAAGATACACCTAAGTCACCTACTAGAGTCTTAGGAAAACTATTATAATAATAATTTTTTACTTTTTTATCTTTAAGAATAGGTTCAATAATATTTGCAATAGCACCTTCAATATCTGTTTTAGTAACAAAACTAAATTTTGATTTAGGAGTTAAAAATTCTTTAGTTATAATTCCGTCAACGCCATACAAGTTAGTTTTTGAATATTTGCCAGTTGCATCAACTAGGTCTAAGTAACGACTAATTCCGCTTGCTGTTCTATTAACACTTTTTACTTTGATAATTTCTTGGCTAATCCCTAATGGAGCAATTTGATAATCTTCAGCAGATATCATTCTGTTCTGTGTATAATAAGTAGACGGAGCATTTCGTTTAATACTCTCGCTTGATTCACTAGTACTTGCATTATCGATAGAATAGTGTAAACGATAAACCATAGTAATTTGTTCTGTTTTACCAGTCTTACTAATATATGGAACTTTAATACTAATGCCGCGCATGTCGCTTGGGTCAATAAGCAGACGTTGATTTTTACTAGTTCTATAATATACTTTAAAATTACCTTGTGGTAAATTTCCAAAAGTACCATCGGAAAACACTAGACTAATTCTATCATTTGCTCGTGTTAATACGCTATAAATGTTTCTAATACTTTTACTTAAACTATTATAAATTACATTGTTGCCTTCAACTGCGTCAACTTTAGACCATAGTTCTTCTTCTAATCCAAAATTATCAACTTTATAAAGCCATACATCTGAGTTATTAATGTTTGTTGCATCAATTGCAACTACTTGATTAGTACTAGGTCTGTCTACTGTGAACGAACCTTCATCTATTGCACCTTGTCTAAAGTGGCAGAAATATCCAGTATTAGAACTTGCTGCGCCCTTACCATCATTTCTATATAGGAAAGCAAAGTTGTTACCTGGAAATGGTGCTTCTTCTTTAATTTCACCATTGTCTACATCAGTACTAACAATTTCAAATGCACTAGTCGATCCACTAATAGTTTTACTAAACGAGTAAACAGGTAAATCAGAATTTGCACTGTTTAGTCTATATTGTTCTGTCGGAACTCCAGCAACAGTATCTTTCTTAACTGGACGTCCAACACTAGAATTAACCGGTAGTGCAGCATTTAAAATCTTTGTAAACTGTTCTTGCCAATTAGGATTACTTGGATCATTCCAAACAATTGTTTGATTTTCTAAATTTAAATTATTAGAGTCCCTAACACGTTCAGTTGTGTTAACTGACTCAACTTTAAGCAATCCATTTGCTGCTTGATTACGTTTAGGATTGTAGGACAGCATACGTGCAAGACGGAGAACTGATTCTCTACGTTCTGCAAGCTCTAAAAAGTTTTCTCTAGAGTTTAAATCAGTACGGAATGCAATGTTTTGCCCTAGAAAAGCAATTAGGTCAATAAGTGCAAGGTACTCTGAACTTTCAATGTAGTCGTTAAAATCTTCTGGATAATTTTGACGAATATAATTAATCATTGTTCGACGTAAATTGTCGAAATCATATGATTTAAAATCTGCGTTTCTATAACTCTGATAGATACGCTTCCAATCTTCTGCTACTAGCAGTCTATTTTGTCTGTCTGTACTTGACATGGATTTGCTTTCCTCTTAACTATACAGTATTTATTCAAATGAATTAACTGCGTATATTATTAGTTTGCTAGAAATCCATTATTTTGATCAAACGATAGTCGCATATTTTCTGAGATATTATATGGCAAAAATAGTAGAGTCGTGTCTATTTGTAGACCGCTTTCGTATTGATCAATAGTAATAGACGTAACACTTACTCTCGGATCGTAATTAACGATCTTAGTTACATTTTCCGCAATAATTTGTTTTAAACTTTCAGTTAACGGCTCATATAGTATATCCCATATGATTGTTCCAAACCCAGGGTTACTAAGTAATTCACCTTGTCTAATATGAAAGTGGTTAATAATGTCTTGTTTTACAAGTTGTAAATCATATAATTGAAACCCAATTGAATCAGGATTAACTGTTGAAAAACCTTTATAGGTTTTTTCACCAATACCGTAATCAGGGCGAGTATTACCTTTGACAGTAATCTCTTTATATAACTTTTTCTCTAATGTGCTCATACTATATTTACCATATTAAAAAGGGCCTTCTGTGTCTGTTAGTGTTGCGCTTCCGGGTTTAACTAATTTTCCATCTAGATAATACTCACCGCCGCCAATTGATGTATTATACTGAGCTATCTCAGAATCAGTTGTCGCTACTTGTTCGGGATCGCCTGTTAAAACAGCATTGTCATTAGCATCAGAATTAGGACCTACCGAATCTGCAGTTGGAGAATTTCTTACTTCTTCACGCAATGCTGCTACACAAGCTGCAAAAGTATCTTCTTGTGTTTCTGATTCTCCTGTTGCTCCTCCAGCAGTTCCTGAAGTAGCTGAGCCTGCGCCGCCCGGTACAGTTGTTGGTGCTCCTGCAGCAGATGCCACTGCTGCTGCGGGCCCGTTCATATGTATAGGTGAAGCAGTTTCGAAGTGTCCGCTGCTTGATATATTACTTGTGCCGGCGCATGAAAGCCGACCATCTGCTCCTACAGATATATCCCAGTTTGCACCAGTCTGTTGTGCCATTTGATTAGTTGCAATCATATTAATGTCAGCGCCTGCTTTAAAATTAATATTTTTTCCGGCGTCAAAGTTTATATCTTCGTCAGAGTGAAAACTAATATTGCCTTTTGAATACACTTCAAGTGTACCGGCTGCTGTCATTTCTATCCAAGTTTGCCCGCTGCCGTGTGCAATATAAATTAAATCTTCTGAATTATGTAATAATAGTTGATGTCCAGTCCGTGTTCTTAATCTAATTAATTCATTAGCAGGAATCATAGGATCACCGCCGTCTGCTAATGAAGCATAAACACTAGGAGTTGTAGCTGCTGGTCCTTTTCTAAATATACTAGGGTCACCGTCGTCCATTACAAAAGTTGATCCGGTTAATCTCGATGCAGGAATTTCTGTCTGAGAACCTATAGCGCCTACTTTTACTTTAGGATGCCCAGGCCTTCTATCAAGTGGCCCTGGAGTACTTAATCCAAATACCATACTAGGAACTTCTCGTCTTGCACTTGATGTAGTAGTTCCTCGTACTTGGTCATTTAGCAAACCTGCACGTTCTAAAATAGCTTGTGCGTCAGTGTTGACTGGTTTTATAAACTGTGTAGGATTATTCCCTACTCCTGGTTCGTTACGCTTGTTATACTCGCCTACTGGAAGTTGCTTAGTTATGTCGTTTTTATTACTTTTTGTACTTGCATTTCCAGGAACCATAAAGTTCATAAATTGCTCTTGTATGCAACCAAACCAATATCCCCTAGCTCTATTACCTTCTACAAATGTAACTAACACTAGTGATCCAATGTCTGGAGGCACTGCCCACATTCCGTAACTTTTTTGAGTATGATCAAACCCTTCATTGTCACTTGTTCCAGTGTACGGAGTTATGCCATAAAACGGACTCAAATACCCCACTTCTACCATTTCGCCAGTAACGTCTGTATTATTGCCTTCAGTTGTTGTTTTTAATAGTTCAACACTTAGTCTTCCCATAAATTCAGTATCTAAGTGACTCCTAACAAGGGCCATAAACGGGCCAGGGCCGTCAAAGTTACTAACTTTAGTAGTACCTATTGGGGTTCTTGATTCTTCATTAGCTGTCATTATCCTGCACTCGCACTAATTATGTTTTGTCTTCTTTGTTCTGCTGCTTTTGCTTCTTGTCGTTGTCGTAGTTGGCTTTTGCCGCCAGGTTTAGTTGTTCCAACTGGGATGCCGCCGTCTAATGGTGCTGGGCTTGATGATTGTCCTGCTCCTGAATCTCTTTCAGCATTAGTCATGCCATCGTCACCTACCATAGGATTAGCATTAGTTGGAGTAATCTGAGCATCTGTCGCTGAAGTGTTAACTGCAAGATCGATTGCAGTTACTAAATCATCATCTTGGCGAGGCCTTCGCATAGTTTGAAGTGTTTGCGTAAACTGTCCTCCATTAAATTTGCTATTTACAAATAACACCTGGTACAATCCACTAAATTCACCTACTGGAGCAGAGCCGCCACCTGGGAATTCCATATACCCATCAGGGCCATAATCAAGCGGTGTTTTAAAATTAAGTTCAATATCAACTTCACTGCCTTGATATTCTACTGTGCCGTCTGTGGTGAGATTTATACTTCCTGCTAATGCTGCATTATAATTGCCCATCCCACTATCAGCTATATAATACGGATCACCTAATATTGTCAAGTCGACCATAACTAAGTCTACCGGACTATTTACTAATGCTTCGTTAAAATCTCTTGCAATTTGTGATTCTGGAGTAATTAATCCAATGCCGCCATCAATTTGATTAGGAAGTGCCACTCTTGACATCGTTTTGCCAACTTCGCCTGCATTTGTATTACCTTCATTTACGCCCGGCGATGCATTTTCACCTGTTGACGTAGTTTCTTGCGTTACAGAATTTTTACTATCAGCAGTTGCTTGACCTAGGTCTCCATTAATTGATGAAAAGAATGCCGCATTAAATGTAATGTCAAAATCAATAATATCTTTGTTCAGTCCAGTATATATATAATTGTATTCTTTTACTGCTTGTTGTTTTAGCTGAGGAATATTTGGACTACTTTCTGACGGAGACATAAATTTACTTAGGTGTACTAAGTAAGGAATGACCCGATATACATAAATTCGAGCTGGCATTCCTGTCTTTGATATAACAGCCGAACTACTATCGGAATTATACACCTGAGCTTCGATTCTAAACCATTCTACCATTCCATTGCCGTCGGGCTTCCTATTTGCAATATCTTTACCGTATTCACTAGTTATAATAACTTCTTCAATTATAGTTTGAATACGCTTACCTGAAGAAAATGTACCTTGTCTAACATCACCAGTTAACTGAACTCTGCAACAATCTATTTCGCCTTGTGTATATTCGCTTTCGGCATTTATATGAGTTTGCATCGGGCGATTGCCGCTATCAGTATTAGAGCTTGTAATCTTAGACTGGCCAATTTTATTCATAGTAGCAATATTTTCAGCATACTCTCGAATATTTTCTCCAATGCTAGATCTCTTAACTGATAAGCCAGGAATATTTGTTATTTTATCTCTATAATCAGCCGGTACTTCACCTTCAGTATCTCCTGTGACAGAAATATAATAATTCTTTATTTCTTCATCAGTGAACTCCCGAGTAGTCGCAGTATCGTCATTGGTTGTTTCTGGAGATCCTTGCATAATTTGATTAGATTCTTGTGCTGACGAACTTGCAGTTGGAAACATTATAACATATTGGTCTGCTTTTTCAACTTTTTTAGCTGCCTCTAATGCCAGCTGACGATCATTTAACACTCTTGTTAAGCTTTTTTCACCAGTTTGTAACATTTCAGCAACTGTTGCTCCAGAAAAACTTACATCAGAATGAGTACTTTGTACTTGATCAGTTAGTGCAAGTTCTTGGTATGGAATTGATGAAACTTGATATTCGCTTCCGCCTTCAGTAACGTCAAATGTTACATTTGTAAGTTTTAACGGAAACATTCTACGCAGATTGCTCGAATGTATATAGTTTCCAGCATCGTCATACCCTTTAAAGTCAACAGTTAGCAAATACGGAGCTTCAATGTAACTTGACAATGGGCCCTGAGCACGTTTAGCTGCTACTTGCAATGCTTGTAAGAACAATCCCATACTATATGGTTCACTAACTTTAAAACTAATACTTGTTGCATTTGTAGCCCGAGTAGCAGGATTAAAAGACATCATTGATTCGATATCTACGTCATCAATAAAGTATTCAACCTTTCCTCTTTGCTCGTAAATTGTTGCACTACCAGGAGTTGGGCCGCCGCCGCTTCTTAGTATTACAACGCCCGGATCTCTGCGTCTATAAGTTTGATCAGGAAATTGTAATTCATAATTAGATAAACACCCTAAAGTAAAACTGTAGGTAAAACTTGCATATTTTTCTAATTCATTAGGTTGTTTGCCACTGTATCCGCCTATACCGCTTAAAAATCCACCAAACAACGCCTTTGCTTGTCGTTCAATATTATCTAAAATAGAAGGACCGGTTAATCCGTTTATGCTAGTTCCAAGATTAACTGTTGCACCCTTAATATCCTGTATCGAGCCTGTTATAGAGTCTGCAATTCCATCTACTGCAATATTACTACTAGTTTGGAAGGCCCGGGCAGCATTTTCTAAATTACCTACTCCAGATGCTGCTAGTCTTGCGTTAATATTTTGAGGTCTTAAATGTGTTGACATATTAAATTCCTAATACCCGTGTTAGTGCATTTCCTTTAGGTACATAAATTTGTATACCTGCAACTAAATCAAATACAGGATCTTTAAGTATCTCTATGTTACGCTGGGCAAATACCCACCATAATTCTTTATCACCATACAAGTCAAAAGCTAATAAATCAGGCCGGTGTGTATATTGAGTCTGAACTGTATAAAGTACATCATCTGATTCTGCAGGAATTGATCGTATTTTTAATATATCAAGATACTGACCTTCTTTTGTAGGAGTGTTAAACCACGGACTTGTTCCAGTATATGTTGCCATTATATAAACCCACCACCATCAGTGCCATTGGCATAATTGCCACTGACAAATTTTTCTAAACTAAATTGTTGCACAGCCCGTCTACTGTAAGTTGGCATTACTACAACTGAGACAGTACATCTTGTCGGGGCCCAAGAGTCTAATGCTGAAACATAAATGTAATCTACATCAGTAGGCAAATCGCAAGTAAATTGCTGTACTACTACAGGCACGTTTTTAAAAACATAATCACCATATCCATTAAGCTGTACTACTGGAGGTGGTGCGCCTCGATTAGTTGATTGACCGTAAGCCATTTTTGTAACACTTCTTAGGTAATGCACCATTGCTACCCAATATATACCCTCAGCTTCACTTTCGATTATAAAATCACCACTAATCTGAATATTGTCTGGTTGACTACTTTGATAAACTGGAAACGGATAGTTGCTATGAGTCGGCTTTGCTTGTGAATAGTTTGCTGAGTGAGACAAAATTATGGACGGAGTATAAGGAAAAACTAATCCAGCAGTTGTGTTTAATGCGGCCTTTATTGGGTCTGATAATCCTAAGTTAGGCGGTAGGGAAAGCCTAACACGCCAATCATCATTATCAGTGCCTTTCCAACTAACGTTACTAAATCCTACGCCGCCAGGCATGCCAAACTTAGGCAGTCCTCCACCTCGTAATAAACTCATAAAGTTTGAAGCAGTAAACACATCTTCAGCAATGCCTTTTACAGCATCACCCACTTGTCCTATTAGGCCTTCGCCGAATTTTGCTGCACTGCCTAATAAGTTACTAACTGACGCAGATGGACTAGCTGTGTTTCTAGCTTGCGATTTTGCTGCTTGGCTAAATGATGTCCCAATTGACCCACCTGGGTTAAAGTTTGGCATATTAATTGTCTCCTATATACATTATTTAGTTGACTTTTTAATGTATGTATATTATAATATATACTAACAGGAGATTAAATATGGCCAGAAAGATAAATTATCTAAATAATAAAGATATTCTTAAAGAAATACACAAATCAAAAAGCACATTTTGTAGCTTTATTGACCCAGAGTACAACCAATTTGATGTAATATTGCTCGATGTAAACAAGGTTAATAGATTAACTATTGCCGAAGCAAAGAGAAATAAAGCAAAAAGACTTCAACATATTGACTTTGAAGCTAGAAAAGCTAACGGTGAAAAGGTTAAACTTGCCGAGTGCGAAATAGACTATCGTAAAATGGAAAAGAACGAGTTAATATTCCGTATTATGACATTTGACCACGTACCAGACGAGCCAGGACGTAAAAAGACTCCTAAAACAATTGCAGACCACAAAGTTAAATTAAATTTTCCTCCTTTTAAACATTATAAGTTTGATGAAAATGACGAACTTGTATGTGTAGGTAAATCACATTGGACTGGTGGAATGGAGAACGGTAATTTTGAATTAAAAGGTGGCAAAGCAACTAATAAACTTGCTATGATGTGGATGAAACTTTGTGATCGCTATGCTACAAGAGGTAATGTACGCGGATACACTTACAATGACGAAATGCGTGGACAAGCTATCCTACAACTAGCACAGATTGGATTGCAGTTTGACGAATCTAAATCGCAAAACCCCTTTGCATACTACACTGCGGCTGTAACCAACAGTTTTGTTCGTGTTATCAATATTGAGAAACGTGCGCAAAACATACGCGACGATATCTTAGAAATGAATGATATGAACCCTAGCTTTACAAGACAAAATCAAGGTGACTGGGAAGCTCAACAGCGTAGAGAAAAATTATCACAAGAGAAAAAATGATCGATTGACATCATTTACATTATCGTGTATAATTAAGTACAACTTATAATTTTGGAGTTCTAACCTTGTTTAAAAAAGCGGCTGTTTTTACAGACATACACTTTGGTTTAAAAGGAAATAGTAAAGTTCATAATCAAGACTGTGAAGACTTTATTGATTGGTACATAGAACAAGCACAAGCTGCCGGTTGCGAAACTGGTATCTTCTGTGGAGACTGGCATCATAATAGAAATAGTTTAAACTTAACTACTATGGATGCTACTGTTCGATGCATGGAGAAGCTAGGGGCTGCTTTTGAGCAGTTCTTCTTCTTTGATGGTAACCACGACTTGTATTATAAAGACAAGCGTGACGTTAATAGTACTGCATTTGCAAAACACATTCCAGGTATTACGTTTGTAGACGAAATAACTACAATCGAAGACGTAACCATTGTGCCTTGGCTTGTAGGTGACGAATGGAAGAAACTTAAAAAGTTAAAAAGCAAATATATATTTGGGCATTTTGAGCTACCTAGCTTCTATATGAACGCTATGGTACAAATGCCTGACCACGGAGAGCTTAGAGCAGAAGACTTTGCTAATCAGTCTTATGTTTTTAGCGGACACTTTCACAAACGTCAGCAACAAGGTGTAGTTCATTACTTAGGTAATGCATTTCCGCACAATTATGCAGATGCGTGGGACGATGCACGTGGTATGATGATTCTTGATAGAGAAAATGACAAGGAGCCAGTCTATATTGATTGGGCAGAGTGTCCTAAGTATCGTACAGTTAAACTAAGCCAATTAATTGATGAAGCAGATACGCTTATTAAGCCTAATATGTATCTGCGTGTTAACTTAGACTTACCAATTAGTTATGAAGAAGCAAGTTTTATTAAAGAAACATTCATTAATAACTATAACTGTCGTGAAATTAGTTTAATACCGCAAAAGTCACTAGAAGAAATTAGTACACAACTAGATATTCAACAATTTGAAAGTGTCGATCAAATTGTTGCTGGCGAAATTAGTGCAATCGACTCAGACAACTTCAACAAGAAGATGCTAATGGATATTTATAACGAGTTATGATTAAGATTAAAGACCTAACTGTAAAAAACTTTATGAGTGTGGGCAATCAGACCCAAGCTGTAGACTTTGATAAAGAAAACTTAACATTAGTATTAGGTGAGAATCTAGATCAAGGTGGTGATGACAGTGGTTCACGTAATGGTACTGGTAAAACTACTATCATTAATGCACTATCATATGCATTGTACGGTACAGCACTTACAAACATTAAGAAAAATAATCTAATTAACAAAACAAATTCAAAAGGCATGCTTGTTACTTTGCACTTTGAAAAGAATAATGTCGACTATCGTGTTGAACGCGGTCGTTCACCTAATGTACTCAAGTTTTTTGTCGACGAACAAGAACAAGAAATGACAGATGAGTCGCAGGGCGATAGTCGCAAGACACAACAATACATTAACGACTTGTTAGATATGAGTCATGATATGTTTAAGCATATTGTTGCACTAAACACTTACACCGAACCTTTTTTAAGTATGCGAGTTAATGATCAACGTGCTATTATTGAACAGTTACTCGGTATTACTATATTAAGTGAAAAAGCTGATGCACTTAAAGAAAAAACAAAGCAAACTAAAGACGCAATCCAAGAAGAAACATTAAAAATTAATGCTATTCAAAGTGCAAATGAAAAGATTCAAACAACTATTGATAGTTTAAGTCGTACACAACGTGCTTGGCTTTCTAAGAAAGAGCAAGACTGTACAAAGCTACAGACTGGCATTACTGAATTAGAAAAAGTAGACATTGACGCTGAATTAGATGCGCACGAAAAACTTTCTAACTGGACACAGCATAACAATACTATTTTAGCTCTTAAGAAAGAACTAAGCACACTTGAGCCAGCACTAGAACGTGCTACTAAGGCATCAAACAAGCTCATTAAAGACATTACAGAACTTGAGGATGCAACTTGCTACACTTGTGGACAAGAGCTACATGCGGATAAAAAAGCAGAAATTGCAGATCGTAAAGATAAAGAACTAATTGATGCAACTACATATCAACAAGAGATTGCAGGTAAAGTAGTTGAAGTAATGAAAGCACTCGAAGAGATTGGTGACATCAACGGCAAGCCTAATACATTTTATGACAGTGCAAAAGAAGCGTATGACCATAGACAAAATGTCGATAGCTTAAAGCAAGCACTAGCAAATAAGAAAGATGATACTGATCCATATCAAACGCAGATTGATGAACTTACTGCAACTGCAATGCAAGAGATTAATTGGACGATTGTTAATGAATTAACAGACTACAAAGAACATCAAGATTTTTTATTAAAATTACTTACAAACAAAGATAGTTTTATTCGTAAAAAGATTATTGATCAAAACTTAATGTTCTTAAACAATAGACTTACTTATTATCTTGACAAGTTAGGATTGCCTCATACAGTTGTGTTTCAAAATGACCTAACTGTCGAAATACAACAACTAGGACAAGACTTAGACTTTGATAACTTATCACGTGGCGAACGTAATCGACTTATCTTAGGTATGAGTTTTGCATTTCGTGATGTTTGGGAAAGTTTATATCAGAAGATAAACTTACTGTTTATCGACGAACTTATTGATAGTGGAATGGATACAGCAGGTGTTGAAAATTCACTTAGTGTTCTTAAGAAGATGGGCAGAGAAGGTGACAAAAATGTGTATCTTATCTCCCACAAAGATGAACTCATCGGAAGGGTTAATAATGTTATGCGTGTTGTAAAAGAAAATGGGTTTACGTCATACGAAAACGATATTGACATTATGGAGTAAAGGTATGATAGAAGACGATGTCCATGATCAATTAACTAAAGCATACTTAGAATACTTTAAGGCAAACGAAAACTTTGAGTCTCGTTTGTCTCATCGTACACATGCTGCAAGTCGTAGATGGTTACGAGAGATTAGAAAATTAGCAAAACTAAGGCAAGAAGAAATACACGAAGCATTTGCAGCCAAGAAGGCTGCAAAAAAAGAAAAGACATAATAAGTATGTGATGCAATGGACATATCAAGACGAGACAATAGACAAACTACCAGAAGGTTGTGAAGCATTTGTATACTTGATAACAAATAAAGTCAATGGCATGAAATACGTAGGCAAAAAACTAGCAAAATTTAAAGTAACAAAGAAACCACTTAAAGGCAAGAAAAACAAAAGACGCAGCACTAAAGAAAGTGATTGGAGAGATTATTATGGATCCAGTGATAGACTTAATGCAGACGTTTTAGAATTAGGCGAAGAAAATTTCATAAGAGAAATTATTCACATTTGTCCTAGTAGAGGCATAGCAAGTTACTTAGAGGCTAGAGAACAGTTTGAACGCAGAGTACTCGAAACAGATGATTACTACAATGGAATTATAAATGTTAGAGTAGGCGGATCAAAAATTCTTAAAGAGCATTTAAATAAAATTTAAATAATCTTTGGTTGACAACAATAGTAAACTCAACTACACTTATGTATAGGCAAAAGAAATGACAAAGCTAAACTGGACAAAGAATACTACTAACAGGAAGATAGATCACTACGCTGATGCTGTTGAACGTAACCAGTCTAAGCTAACAAAAACTAAAAAAGATATTAAACTAGGCATACACGAAAATCATAACTGGCAAATTGTCAAAACTCAAACAGGTCCACACGCAGGCAAAATAATCTGTAACGATTGCAATGGCAAATTTGTTACATGGTTACCTAAAGGCATAACATAACAGCACTTAAGGTTAGCGGGCCAGTTTAAAAATACCGCTGTGGAAAAAGTAGCCGTATAGGCGCACACGTAACATGTTGAGACACTCCCCTAGGTAAATCCTAGTATCCTGAGAAATGGAAGTGAGTTAGAGGGTTCGAATCATATGCCCGATGTATTGACATAGAATGAATTGCTGTCATTCGAAAAACACAACATAGTTCATAAAAACCCTTTAGCAATAGGAACGAAGCGAGGGAATAGTGTTACATATAATGTACATTGTATATTATAAGCAACATAATGTCGACGGAGGATGGGAAAGGTCAG